TCCTCCTCTTGAATTTGCTCAACGCTCATTGCGCCAATGCGGTTTAGGATTTCATAAACTTGCGCACGCTCCAAAGGATTACCACGCAAGAAATCATCAAGATCGAATCGCACCTCAGTTGTAATTGCTGGCACAAAATCCGGCATTGATAATCTTTTTTCTATCGAAACCAAAAGTGGTTTCAAGGTAAAATCAATGAACGCACGCCTTTCGGTGGTGGCGTTGGAATATGTCATGCTGGTCATTTCAGCACTTACAAAATATGCGCTAATGCCACACGCTCTCGCTAATTCTAGAGCGACATATTGTCTGGCTTGATTTAATTGTAATTTATCAGGATCAAACCCTAATGCCTGTAATTCAACATCTGCATTTAAGAATGCTGTTGATCTTGTGCCTCTCGCAACTTTCCAAGATTCTAAAAGTTTTGTAATTCTCTCAGGAGTTAAATTTGTGCCATTTGATTTAAGAACCATTGTTGGAACTGGCTCTTTTGCATACATCTCAGCAGCCTTTTCCAATTCTAAAGCTGCTCGAATTGTGCGACCTGCTCGATTTAATAATCCTTCATCCGCTAAAGAATTAAATACAATTAAAGATCCAATTCCAGAATTAGGAACTTGTTGTCCTTTAACTCTATAGCCAAGAATTTCTGTTTGGTCATTATTTAATTCTGGAGAAACTGTTGTTGGATCGATTCTTGTCCATGCTCTTACTCTTGATCCATCAGATATTGAATAACTATCCATAACTTGACCATAAGCAATCCCATACATGAATAAATCAGATGCAATGTATGAATAAATAATTGCGCCCGGAACTCTTGGATCTGGTTGAGCAATTGCTCGATTTACTTCCTCATGTGCGCCTGTAAATTTGTTATATTGTTCAATTGGCAAACTTGCTAAAGTTGAACTTATTAATGAATGCGCTCTTGCAATTGTTGGAATGCTTAAAGCTGCGGATCTTGTAGCTGTGGTCGCACCAATTTGGTTATAAATTGATTCAGAAATTGTAAATGGTGCAAGAGATGCTTTTACATCTACATTGTCTTGCGGTGTCTGATTTGTCAGAAATCTATCAAATAATCCCATTAGCGCATAATATACCATATGTCCTAATTATCCGACTTGAATATCAATCTCCGTTTCAGGTTGTGTCGCAAAATATGTTGCGAGACTAGAAGCCACCGCTGCACAGACGGCGACTCGACTAGCCCTTCTTCCAATAACCCAACTGCCATCCCCGTAAGGCAATTTGGCTGCTGAAAGAGTTTGTTGGGTCAGTTCATCCTGACCTCCATGCTGTAATCGATGGGAATTTATTGCGCCCAGCCACCGATCACAACTTTCCGCATAGATTGCGCCATCCATGTCGGTTATGGGTATTCCAGCCGGAACTAGCCGACTTGCGACAGCTTGTGCAGTCCGTTTGGAATACGCCACAGTTTGAGTGTTATATTTTCTAACATAAGGTGCAATGTCATTGGCAATTGCTAAATCATTTAATGAATAATCATTTGACCAAGTATGCAATAAAACTAAATTAAATCTTTCTCCTGGTAATCGTTGGGTTGCAACCAATGCGCCAAATTTTCTATCAGGCGATAAATCAAGTCCGAGCCAAGTTGGTTGCTCAGGATCTAATGGTATTGGATCGGTCTGACATAAAGCCCACTTTTGCGCATCAATTGCGCTGTTTATTGTATCGACCCACATTGTCAATAGTTCTGTTTTTACAATATCAGGCGGATCGTTAATTGCAGCTTTAATGTTATCTGGGTGAATTGTTATTCCTAAGGATGGGTTGGCTTGAGCAAATGCGCTCCAATTTATCTCGCCTGACGGAAGCAAGATAGGAGCATCAGGTTCAGCACTCCACTCAAACCAACCAATCGGATCATTGGTCGTAGCTGATGCCAATGCCCGTTCGCGTAATTTGTTAAGTATAACTGAATGCTGATCACCAGCTGATGAATACACCCAAACTTGCGGATTTTTAGCACTCATCATTGAGTAACGCATTGATGACCAAGCATCCTCATCTTTATATTCACGCAACTCATCCATATGTATGGTTTCGGGGCGGCTCAACCCTCTCGCAGCATTGTTGGCAGCTTTTACAACAAATCGTCTATTGCCAAATAATTCAATTTCCTCAGCACCATGTTGCCAGCGGATTTTTTTTACTTCTTTGTCAAGTGCCGGATGTTCCTCAATCAATGCAACAATCTGTCTAAATGTTTCAAGTGATGTGGTAAGTCTGTGAGCTGATGCAAGTTGTAATCCTTCGCCCCACACAAACATGCCGGTCAAGATACGCAACATCATAAATGTAGATTTTCCGTTTTGCCTACTGAGCAGTAACCCAACCTCATTCGTTGCCCAGCGATCATCCTCTTTTACTTTGTGTGCATGAATTGCAACAAACTTTTGCCAATCCATCAGCTGTATGCCAATCTCGGTCGCAAAATCGATCATTTCCTGACCTTTAGACGGCAAATCATTCAGTTTTGAGCAAATACGCGGTGTTTGCACACCTCCTAATCCCGATTGAGCGTGATCTAGGCTTATCTCTCCTGTTTTTAGGTCAATCAAATCGATCCGGTCTGATCGTGGCTGATCGAGGTGTTTTGTGGGTTAGAAAAGGAACGGGGGGTCGGTGGTGTCGGTGCGCTCACAAAAAAACGCCCACCCTTGCTTAAATTGCATCTACGGCAGCTTGCAACCAGATTGTCATCACTATCAAGCCCACCTAACCTTCTTGGAATGATGTGATCCACAGTTGTAGCTTCTTGATTGCAGTATTGGCAGATGAACTGATCACGTCTTAGTATTCTGCTGCGAATAGCACGCCATCTATGTGTTGATCCGGTAGATCGTAGAGCTGACTTGCTCATTTAATACCAACCCTTTTTTTTATGATGTGCGAGTGCATTGCAAGGATTATCATACCGATGTTTAATATAAGCCAATCCTCTGTCTATTTGCTTTAGTGGATTCTTTTCTTTAAGACCTAAGATCTGAGGAATACCAAATGCACTTGACTTAGGATTCTTTGCTTTGTGATCCCATCTTGATTCTTTATGCCATAACTCATCTACACAATAGAAATCATCAAATGAATAATTAAGCTGATGAAATGTATATTGCTTTAATTTAGGAATTGACCAAGAAACAGAATGTGCTTTTTCAAAGCCTGAAATGTTGGCTAAACATAGAGCGATCCCAATTAGCGAGCACCTTGCGAGCCATCCCCTTTGGGGCTCGCCTTTTGGCTTTGAGAGCCAATGCTCATTAAAGCGTATCATACGTTTCCAAATCGACGGCGTGTCTTGCGTAAGTTTCATATAGACATCCACCCTTCATATTCAGCGTTTGGATTATCAAGTAACCATTGGGCACGCAATTGATTCTGATAAGCCCAATCGATTTGATGCGTTAGTTCATCGTGAGAATCGCACATGTGTGGCACTCCTTGTCAGCAAACATCCATGAGCCGCATTTATTGCAGCGCATGACCGGTTCTTGCGTATCGATCTGCTCAGCCATGTTTTTAGTGCCGATCGCACAACATTTGAGGCATTGATAAACCCGAAACCCTTCAGCTTCAGGATAGCCATCAAGCCATATAAAATCAGTGTTGGCTGAACAAAAGTTGCATCTAAATTGGCTCATTTGACTTTTCTCGGACAAACCAATTCAGCTGCATATTGTTTCCATCTTGGACAATCTGGACAACTGCTACCTTTCAAATTATTGCATTCCCAGCAAGCTGCAACTAAATTTGATGGTAAATCATTACCGCCATAACTTTGCGGGACAACATGATCAACTGTTTGGGCTTGCCGACCACAATAAACGCAAGTGTTGTTGTCACGAGCCAAGACAATTTGTCTATAAAATTTATAGGATCTTGGCCATTTTGACGCAGGATATTTAATCGTGCGTTTTGGTGGTTTTTTCCATTGCCGTATGCCATGTTTTGATCTTTGATTATGGACAGCATGTGTCGTGCAACCCAATTGTTCAGCAATTTCTTTTGCTGTTAATTTAGTATCGGCAATTAAATCAAACATCCATTGTTCCCATTTTATTGGTTTAGCCATCTTTCCCAGCCCATCCAGTTCCCTTAAATATGCTTGGCACAGCTGTATAGACACGCCTTAATTTTGCGCCACATACTTGACAATGAGGGATTTTATGATCCATTGGTAAATCCAATACAATCAGCAACCCCTCACCATCGCACATGTAATCGTAATTAGGCATGATAAGGAATTCGGTTTATGGCATGGCAGGAATAGCACCGAAGCAGATCGCCCTCATGAAGTAATCTGTCATCGTTGCACATGTCGCAAAACTCAGTTGATGGCTCGACTTTAACTCCGTTACCGGTGAAGGTCGCAGTTAGACCAGAGCCATCAATGATTTGTAATTCACCCATTTATTCACCTCCTTCAAAATACCAAGATCCAGCAGCTGTAAGTTTGCCCCATCGAGCATGACATTGTTCACCTTTTGGTGCGCTGCAAACATAACCATAATAAGGCTTGCCAGTTTTAGCTGTGCCTTCTTTTAAAATCATCAAGCCATGTAAGCATTCTTGTTGTTTAGGTTTGGTCGGTAAGGTTTCAAGTGTTTGTTCAACTGACCAGACTGTCGGCTCTTTGATTTCTTTTGCATCATCCGCAAATGACTTGCGTA